CAAGCCTCAAGCATCAAGCAACAAGCTGCGACAAAATGTCGCGCGTCAATCTGTCAGATTCAAATCACCTGGCATTCGTGTTAAAAATAGATTTCAACGAAAGGTATAAAAATATGTTAGTAAAAGATGCATTAAAGATTACAGACTCATTTACAAAAACGTCTAAAATGCCGGGACTGTCTTATAGTCTACCAGCATGGGCCTGCAAGACTGGACAGAAGCTTGCAAAAATTCCAGGCACACCGTGCTTTGGTTGTTACGCTAAGAAGGGCAACTATACAAGGTATCCAGCTATCAAAGCAGCTCAGTATAGAAGGCTCGACGCTATCAATCACCCGCAATGGGTGGAGGCGATGGTGACTAAAATTAAAAATCAAAAATGGTTCAGGTGGCATGACGCTGGAGACGTACAGAGCAGCGAACACATGGCCAAAATTTTAGATGTATGCAGGTTAACACCTAATACTAAACACTGGCTGCCCACACAAGAGCGTCAATTCTTACCAGCTCCTGAAGAGGTTCCTACAAACTTAGTTATAAGATTATCAAGATCTAAAATAGATGGACCAGCATCCGGCGCCTGGAGTCATGAGTCCGGAGTCACTACTACAATTGAAGCGCGGACTTGTCCAGCTCCTTCTAATAGTGGAAAATGCGGCGACTGTAGACAATGTTGGGATAAAGATGTAAAAGTCGTTGTATACGGTAAACACTAAAATGCACTTATTTAGACATCCAAACTATTACAAAAATTTAAAAAAGATCCGGGACTCCCTGGGTCCTGAAGCTGAGGATCAAGCATCAAGCGTCAAGCCACAAGCATCAAGCGTCAAGCCACAAGCTGCGTCAAATTGTCGCAGTGGTAAAGTGAAGCACAAGCATCAAGCGTCAAGCAGCAAGGCTCAAGCATCAAGCACCAAGCAGTGATAAAAAATTTTCAATCTCTTTGAACCCGGATACTTGAGGATCAAGCCTCAGGCCACTGGCTACAAGGTTCCGGATTCTTTTCCCCTCATAAAGTTTTGGAAGCATGCAAGAGGCATCAAAAACTAGGATAAATGTATTGCGTGGATGCTTCACATGGAAGGCTATCTGGTGTGGAGAAAAGGTTATCTTGTTTGTTTTTGTATATTTCAGCTCAACAGTGAAAAAGAAGCCATTATTATTACAGCCCAATAGATCGGGAGTACCAGGAACAGCAAGGTTTTCAATCCTAATCCAGGATATTTGAGTAATATTTTTTTTAACTTGTCCATAGAATTTAGTCTCAGGTTTCATTAGTTTTTTAGACTAACAGGCTAATCAATTTTCTTTAAAACCTTACCCATATTCCATGTTTCTGGCTTAATAGTAAATACTAGTCGGTGTGTCTCTCTAGCTCCCAATAGTTTATTTTCCATGAGTTGTAAAGAGGTAATATCAAAATGTTGTCCATCAGGTAAACGTACTTGAACTCTAGCCTCTTGAGCTACAGGTGAAGCCATCATCTTATCTAAAATTTGTCTTAATGCTTTTCCACTTAACATAATTTCTAACTTTTAAATTGGCGCCCCAGTATCCACTGTAAAAAGTTTCGTAAGCCGAACGCCAACCAAATCAACAACCAAAGGTTATTAGGTAGAACCAGAATACAATTGGTTAATTATATTTTGCCCTAACAACTATTGATATATTATCATTGTTGTGTTAAATATCAATACCATAACGGAGGACAAAATGTCGCAGGATAAAGCAAGAAAATGGGATGGTAGATCAAGACCATCAAACGATAAATACAAAAAAGAATTCGATAGAATTTTTGGTAAAAAAGAAAAAACTTTACATGAAGAATTAATGGAAGGTTTTAAAAAGGAGCAGTATGGGACTACCGAAGAAACTGACTGAACAACAAATTAAATTTGCTAATCTTTTAATATCTGAACAAGGTAGAAAGACAGCTACACAATGTGCAATCGAAGCAGGTTATGCAAAAGATTCAGCACGTCAGGCTGCTAGCATATTACAGAATCCAAAAAAATATCCCCTAGTAGTTCAATACATTGGAGAGTTACGCGAAGAGTGGCAGAAACAATATGAGGTTACATTCGGTAATCATATATCAGAATTAGGTAAGCTTAGAGATGAGGCTAGAGATAAAAAAGCTTGGTCAGCGGCAGTTAATGCAGAAGTTGCACGGGGTAAGGCTGCAGGTTTGTATATTGAACAGAAAATAATCCGTACAGGTAAATTAGAAGACCTATCAACAGAAGAATTAGAAAGCAGAATGAAACAAATAATTGACGACTATAGTCCAATACTAGAAGGTGTAGAGTTTGAAGAATTAAAAGAAAAAGTAAAAGCAGAACCAAAGAAAGTAAAAGAATCACTAGATTAATCTAGATAAGTTAATTTCTTTACACAAGAAGTAGGAAATACTGACCTTTCTGAAAAAGTAATACCATCTTCATCCACATCGTAACCTGCAAATATTTTAACAGTTTCTTTATCCTTACTAAACAACCACCCTTCACTTACTGGTGTAGCTAGTTTCATTTTCTTAAATTCAGCTATAGTACCCCAGCCACCTTCAGTGATAATATCAATCCAGTCTATTCGTACACGTTTGTAAGGAAACTTTATTTCTTCCTTAACAACTCTAGGTTTTACATAAGTATTGATTCTTCTAGATTTTTTCATATTTAGGTCTCATTTGTTTACCATATTTTATTTACCTAAGGAACTTTTTTTATACATTGTTCTAAAACGAAAAATGCAAAAAAGGTAGTCTTTATTGGCCTTTTTGCATTTTGTTCCATCATGTTCCAGTGCCTCTAGAACATTTTAAGTCAATTTTATGCTGTAATTTCAATGATTTACTATACTGTTGACCTAAATGTTCCATGTTCCAGGGGGGTAAATTTAAAAAAATATTTTTTACAAATGTATAAAAAAAGTTACTTAGGTAGAACATGACCCCTGAACCCGGATTCCGGATGCCAGAACCATGATTCTTTTGCTTTACAATGCCTTTATTCAACCACATTTTAGCCATTATTAGTCTCTTTATCCTTTAATTTATAGTATTGATCGACTCTTTTAAGCCAATCATACTTAGCTTTTCTAAACTCTTGACCATCCCAAGAAAACTCTTGGTAGTACATATCCTTAGTTACAATAAAATTAATACCCCTTGGAATGTGTTCACCAAACATATCTTCAAAAGCAAGTGCATATGCCGCAAGTTGTATTCTATATGAATCATGGAGCCATTCTTTCTTTTTAGGTTTATTAGCATTTTTATGGTCACATACTGTAATCTTACCATCATGTATGCCTATAAGGTCCGTTTGACCGGCAAATAAGCCCCGGTATGCTAAATATGGCTCTACACCCCACACTTCATTTAAACGGCCGTCTATGGCGCTCTCAATAAGAATATCGGCCATTTTATGAGCATGCCTACCCATGTCAGTTAAATCCAGGTGTCTTGTATCTGTTATGTAGTTTTCAACGATTCTATGTAATATTGATCCTCGTGCTGCTGCAGTATCTCTTATCATATCTGCATTTTTTTCTCCGACTCTTTTCTTCCACGCCTCAAGTATAGCCTTCTTTTCAGGAGGTTCTGTAGCTTGTAATATAGTAGTCACCGATGGAAGCGCTTCTCCATTGATACTATAAACTCTTTTACCATCAACCATAGCACGTGTTGATGTTGGGTAATCGAATTGTTTTGTTTTAATCATATTAACCGTGACCCTTTCTGTATATTTTTTTCTCCCCACATGGGCTGAAGGTTAGTGTAATGAAAACAGATTCTTTGTTGCTCAGGATCGGATAAATCAAAATTAGCACAACCAATAATATGATCTACGTGCCAAACTCCGTAGTTGTCCCAATTCATTCCGTCTTCAAATTTGTTTTCTAAATGTTTTTTTAATTCCTCTACTCTACATCCCAAAATTTCTAATGTTTTATTAGACTTACTTAAACCTTTTAAAGCTGCCCATACTCTATTTCTTAAATTTTTTTTTATACTATGCATAGGATCAATTTTTTTTCTATTTCTTTCCCATGTTCTATTATAACTATTTATATGTGCTTTATTATTTTTCATATATATTTGTTTTCTTATTTTATTTTTTATTTTGTTTTCAGGTTTAGAATTATAAATTCTAATTCTTTCTTTTTCTTTTTCTTTATTTTTATTTAAGTACTTTAAGTAATCATTATATTTACATTTAACACATTTTATTCTCTTATATGGCCCATATTTAATTCCTCTTACAGTAGTAAAAACATTCCTTTCAATCGTAAAATTTTCAGGATTTTCTATGGTATCTATGTCGTGATGTTTACAATATTTATAATTCATTTTCTATTACCTCAAACTTTCCATCTCTCCAAACAATAGCACGATTAGTATTTTTAATAATGTTATACTGCCATGCCATTGCTTCAATAGTCTTAGCTCTTTTTAATTCTTTACCATAATTAAAATTTTTAGATAAAGTTTTTAATTTATCAGACGCTTCATTAGGTAAAGTAATTTGTTTGTAGCGTTCCGCATACATTTTTCTATATGGATCAGCCATTAATTTGGTTTCTCCTTATCTCTGATACCATGATATATCTCATACCAGGCTTTACAATGTTCATTCATACATTCATACATGCTGACAACTAAATACTCCTCAACATCCTCTGTATCATAGTCATTGTTCCACCTAAGATCATCACCACAATGAAAACATTTCATAATTTAAAACTTAAAAGCTTGCAGTGCGTTTTGTTTTTCTTCAGCCTCTACAATTTTAGTTAATTGCTTATCTATTTCGTCTAAGTGTTGTGGGTGCTCACCAATACCTACAGAGTTATCTAGGTATATTTTTATCGTTGCATCTGCTTCAGCGATTTCAGCTTCATATCTTTTTTCAAGTGCTTCTAACATTGATCTTCTCATTTTAAGATTTCTCCTTTTCTTCTAATTTAGATTGTAAATCTTCTTTTTGTTTAGTTAACATATCAACAGCGTCATGAAGATTTTGTTTTTGTTTATTTAAAGTATCTACTTCATCATTTAATCTTTTAATGACACCATTTAATTGTTTAACTAATTCAGATTCCAACATAAGTCTTTCTGTTTTTATTTTATGTCTTTGTCTTACTTCTTCAAATGTATTTTTATCCATTATTTCTCCTTCCGAATTACAAAGTGGACATTGTAGAACTTCCTCTACTGGATTCTCTACCGATTGTTTTACCTTTATATAACCATTGCCCTGACATCTTGGACATATCTTTTTCAGCATATTTTTTTCTTATCCTTTCTATAGCTTCAAATGTTCTTTTTTTAACCATATCGGGTTCTATGTCTGCATATTCACAAATTAATTTAAAGTCATCACTGTAAAACCAAATTTCTTCTTTAGAAAAAGATTTAGCTGCACGAATTGCTTGCTTTTCTTTATTCTTTAAAAGATCTTCAAGACCTATTATTAAAACATTTCTCCAAAGATTTTTAACTGGGTCTTTTTTTTCGTGTAGTTCAACTGTTTTACTTACTAGATGAGAGCTTGCCATTTAATTTCCTTACTTTCTCGTTAATAATTATATCTAAAGCTTTTGCTCTAGACACTGAAACTTCAGGAACAATTATTTTCCTGATCTTATCTAACTTGTCACAACTCGAATGTGAGAGTGCAACAGATTTATATTTACTTATGTCTGTCATTTGTGTATCCTCTTTCAATTAATTTATAATAACAAATATAGGATAATAATAAACTTTTTCAATAATAAGTCAATGAAATTTTTTCTCACAATTTACATTTGTTCAGTAGTAACACAACAATGCGCTGAAGTACCTGTGGATAAACACATGTATGATAGATTTTATAATACACATTATGGTTGCGTACAAAAAGGACTTGGTGAGTCTTACGAAATACTTTTCAATGGTGATTTGTTTTCTGTAGAAGTTGTCGAAAAAATGGAACTTTATCCTAAATTTATGTGCGAAAAGACGGATAATCCGAAGACTCCTGAGGAATCTGCTTCAGCAACTTAAACCACTGATCCCTGATGCTTGGGTCCTTAGTCTTGTTATATTCAATCGCTAACTTATCTGCTTTATTTGTTATCACTCTTATTTCTTTATCGTTCATGTTATCCCTTTCCTTGACCCTTGTATCTTCGAGTCCGTTTTTGTCTTTTCTCGTTTTTATTTAATGATTTCTTGTGTTGACGGCTGCCCCTTTTCTTAGGCTTGTCCCTTACAATATGATCTTTAAATTTCTTAGCCATTACTTAATATAGTTTTCTTTAATCCATTTCTTATCAGATTCATCTAACCTTAAATATCTAATACGTCCATTGATATGTTGTTTTGTATCATGTCCACAATTAGTACATCTATAAAAATCTGAGACGATTGCAACTAAAATTGAATCTTCTTCACACTCTTCACAAATACCATGTACGGTATCTATTTTATTAAACACTTTGAATTTACTGGTCATACTAAGTCTACTGCCTTTCCTATTATTGGTTTATATTTTACTTTCTTATCTTCTCTATACGCATGTAAAAATTGTCTTCTTGGTTGATATGGTATGTAACTTGCATGTATCCATCCACTGTTAGGTTCTCCTGGAGTGTAGAACTCCAATATCAATTGATCTGTCTCTAAGTTCTTATGTATCCAATCTGCTAGTTCAGCATTGTCAGTTCCTAGACATTCGAAATCTGCTGCCTCAGCTTTAGCATGTTGTGAATTCTCACTACTTCCAATTGCACGACACAATTCCGGAGACCTGAAGCCCGAGGTAACCTTCACTCTACCGAATTGATCACGTACCGGCTGCAGTACATTTTCACAAAGCATTTTTAATTTTTCTACTTGATCTGAATTAGGATTGTTATCAATATTTAACCGGATCGCTGTATCCGATTTAATTAGCTCTTGAAGCGTAAAATTTCTAGATAAATTCATTATTTTGATTCAATAACTATCTTATCAATTGTTTCGCTTCCGTCAATGTTTACAGAGATATAAGCCTCTACCTCTCCACACATTAATTGCTTGTTTTTCATGTCCATATTTCGTGTTGCTTCTCTTTTCATCTTCAAACATGTGCCCATTGATTCTTGAATACGGTGCTCTACTAATTGACCATTTAAAAATAAACAAAGTGCTATGACTAATTTAGTCATTAATGTGATCCATTTCCATTTGCAAATTTAATATCTCTTGTCGCATCTTTTAATTTTTCTATATCTGCTTTTAGTTTTTCAATTTCTTTTTCATGTGCTTTTAACATTACTCCAGTGTGTACATTGTCTTCTAATTGTTTTTGCATCTTCTCTATTTGAGTTGCCTGCCATTCCAGGATCATGAATTGCTCTTGATCGATGGGTTTTTGAACACTAGCCTCAAGTAAATCTTTTTCAAATAATTGGTTTTTAGTCTCTAATCTATTTAATCTTTCAATAACACCGAATGCAAACCATGCTCCAACAGCTACGGCTGCTAACAAGGAAATTAAATTTCGTAATGGAAGACCGATACTTGTATTTTCAGAAATTTTTACTGACATGATAGGCACTCATCAGAACCTGAATCTAATTCTGCCAATGCTTCTTCCTTACAATCCTGACCGCAAAATAAATCTAATTCATCTTTTGGTTCAAATTCTTTTTTACATTGTTTACATTTTTTCATTGTGGTCCTCCATAAAAAGCTAATAATATAAAAGCTAAAATTAATAAACCTGTAAAATAATAATTCATCCTACAATACTCCATCAACTTAACCTATTAAATAATAAATTATTTTTCTCCACCAAGTCATTTTAACTTCAGGTGTTTTATTTTCTTCAGCAGTGCACTGACATTTCTTTTTTTCAAACTTACAGTCTATACATATATTTAAACTCATTTTTTTTCCTCAATATCATAAAACATTTTATCAGAATCCTCTGTTACCCAATCTCCGCCTTCAGCATCCCAGTAAGTATTTTGTACTTTATAATCGGGCCAATCATTATCGGTTGTGTAACTATTAACATGCCAAATGATTCTGTTGTTTGGCTGTGCAGCATAATTGCCGTTTTCAAGTGCTAATATATGTGCACACTTGTGCTCTTGCGGAATTTCAGAATGTTCCGTATTTAGTATATTAGTCTCTGGATGCGCCCAGTCAATAGTAAATAAGTATTGACCTTTGTAAAATTTTTTATCTTTACCTAAATATTTTCCATCTATACCAGCCAACCAATCAAAGCAATGCACACTAGGATAATAGCTGAAACTGTTCCACAGTTGAAGTTCGTTCGTCTGCATATCCGGCACATCGGCTCTGTCATACGATTTTTGGAAAAACGCTGAGATAGGCAAACGCCAAAAGCACGCACCGTTGGGTAGCATGATATTAAATAAGAGTGCGCGACCTGAAATAGAGCTAAGACCAAAGATAACACAGTCACTAGACTCTCCTTGATGTTCTTTAAGATCATAAAGATACTCCTTCCTTATTTTACAATAAATCGGCGGTATGTTAGCATTTAAATAAGACATAGTACATTATTTTATTTCTCCCCAATTAGGGCCAGATTCATAATCTACTTTATTAGGTACTTTTAAGTCAACTGCATTTTCCATAATATTTTTTATTTTTTTTGCTTGACTTTCTGATTCTATAGAAAAGTCTAATTCATCATGTATTTGTATATGACCTACTAAACCTTCTTTATATAAATCAACCATAGCTTTTTTAGTCATATCAGCTGCACTACCTTGAATTAATTTATTTAATGCTTTGTAAGTAAATGCTCTTCTATGTCCGTTTTTATACCAATAATTTTTTTTAGGATTTCCATCTTTATCTTTAATAACATTACCATCATCATCTAATAAATGTGGTCCCATTTCTTTTAGTTCTAACATAGTGTCATGATCTTCTGCCGGAACAAATGTACCCCAATCAGAACCTCTAAGTATTGGTTCATATTTAGGAAATCTACAACGTCTACCAAGTATAGTTTTTATTTTACCTCTTTGTTGAGCAGCAGCCATAACTCCATTTGTTAATTGTTTAACAAAAGGAACATTACTGTGATACTGAGAAAATAATTCATCAGCTTTTTCTTTAGTTACACTTAATTCATTCATTAATTTTGCTTTACCCATACCATAGAATAAACCAAGATTAATTGTCTTAGCTTCTTTTCTATCTATGTTTGCTAACTTAGCAACTAACTTATGAAAGTCTGTATTAGGATCATTATGATATGCTTCTGCAATTGTTTCTGCTGATTCATAATCAAATCTTATTCCATAGTGTGTAACTAATCTTGGCTCTTGTTGTGAGTAATCAAACGTACCCCACTTACAACCTTCTTCAGGTATAAATAAACTTCTAATCAGTGGTCCTGTATCTGGATCACGTGCCGGTATCTGCTGTAAGTTTGGATTAGAATAACTAAATCTTCCTGTAACAGTTCCTCCATCATCAGATCTAATTTGATTTATATCTGCATGAATTCTACCTTTATGTTCATGATTTAAAATGGTGTCAATAAAGGTTGTACTGACCTTGTTTATTTTTCTAGCTTCTGCTATCATACGAACTACAGGATGACTATGTGTAGAAATAAAATTTTTAGTAAATGAAGGAGAGTCCGTCTTTTCAGTTCGGCTATAAGGTAGCTTCAGTTTTTCAAAAACTTCTGCAATCGATCTTGCAGCCCATATCTGAGTATCTACTCCTGTTTCTATTTTTATTTGTTGTAATAGGTTTTCTTCTTTTACTGCCATTGCTGTTTTCAATTGACTGGCTTTCTCGATATCTACCCGAACACCTAGGTGGCGCATATCAACTAAACAAGGAAAGAGATCGGTCTCAAGATTAAATATATCTTGTAAATCTTCTTCAATAATAATTTTTTTAAATCTATTCCAAAGTTCTAAAGTTAAAGCTGCATCTTCTTCTGCATATCCACCTACTTCACTTGCAGGTAACTTCCACATTTCTGCTTTTGGATCTAAACCTCTTTCTTTAGCTGCTTTAGTAAGTAAAGATTCATTCTTACCTTTATTTAAATAAACCCAAGATAAAGAATTTAATGAGTATTGAAATCTATTTTCATCTATAAGACTAGCTGCAATCATAGTATCTATAATTAAACCATTGATTTTTATACCAAGATTTCTAATCCAACATACATCGTACATTGCATTGTGAAATATTTTTGTAGCAGGTGATTCACAAACATCTTTAAACCATCTTAATACTTTATCTCTAGGCATATTAGGACCTTCACCATGTGCTATTGGAAAATAATTTTTATATCCATCTACAGCAACAGCTATACCTATAACTTCACCATTACCTATAATGGCCCCTGAACCCAGTTTCTTTAAATCAGGATCTCTGGTTTCTAAGTCAATCGCAATCTCATCTGCTTTTCTTAAATCAGGAAACTCCGTAGGTGCTACCCATTCTGTAGTTGGCATCAACATATTAATTTAAACTCCTAAAACTAATTTCTTTTCGTTGTTCAAAAGCTTTATAATGTTCATTACTAGTATGATCTCCAAAATAATGTGTGTTTTCTCTAATTGATCTTTGAGCATATTCAGTATTAAAAAGATAATTACCTAATTTCCTGTTATAGTCACAACCTTCATGCACTAATTGAATGTAACTATGATGAGATCCTTGTTTTACAAGACCAACTGATTTTAATAATCTAAATGCATTGTCAAATTTATTATCAGGTATAGTAAGATAATCCGACTCTAATAAAAATACTTTTGGGTTTTTATTTTTTAAAAGCATTTCATTTTTAAATCTTTTGTAGTTTACTTCCCAACCTCTCTTGGTGCACATATCTTTATATAGTAAACCAATAAAAATTGTCATTGCATGATATTTTAAATCGTCTTCACAATCATTCCACAATTTTTTAAAAGGTTCTATTTTCCATTTACTACTAAGTGTGTACAAACCACTAAAGAAAAAATTTAGATGATGTAATTGTATTATTTTAACTTCTTTACCTTTATAAAAGGTTTTTATTTTTAGTCCGTCTTTAATCATTTTTTACCTTTTGTATCTTTCAGTTTTTTAATTTCTAATTCACAGTAATGAATTATCTTTTCTATATCTTGTATTCCATTTTTATTCAAGTATCTACAAACGTATTTCACAACGTTGCCTTGAAAAAATGAGAGATTATTTTTTGAAATAAACTCATAAGGTTGAATGGGAAAATCTTTATAGTGAGATCCTCCAATTTGCTTATCTTGTGGAAACGCTTTATCAAACATGTCTTTACTGCTCATGGTTTTCTCCTGTTATTTCATTTAAACATTCTTCTGCATTACCATTAAATGTAAATGTCTCATTATTTTTTTCATAGATAACAAAAAAATTATCTTCTCTTTTTTCTAACTCTATTATCTTTATCATTTTAGAACCTCCATTATGTTAATTATAAAAAATGTTAGTGTTATTGTTATTAGTATATCGCTTGTTATTATTCTCATGTTTCTCCTTTTGTTATAGCAGTTATTGATTCGGTGATGATTAATAGGGAGTCGAGAACCAAATCAATTTTATACGACGCTGCTATACCGCCGCTGAGTAATATCTCTATCCCGTTCTGTTTATACTTATTGTATAATCTAGCTAAAGTGTTTGTATTCATTCTTTTTTGTTTTACCT